TCAACTGCTTTTCCTACTTCAGGAGAAATTAGAATAGGGACTGAAGATATTTCTTTTACTGCTAATGATACTACCACAGGAACCTTAAGTGGAGGGGCACGTGCGGTAAATGGAACCACTCGAGCTGCTCATACTGCAGGGGCCACGATAACTAATATTTCAGATTACGTCGCCTGGGGCGAAGCCTCTTCAGCCGACTATACAATTGAACCAGGACTCTGGGTTCTGGATAACTATGGAACTAAACTTATAGCTCTCGTTTATAATGGAGCCTGCTATGAATGGGATGCAGCTGCTTCGAACCCAACAGCGAATCGAGCAACCGTTATTTCAGGAGCACCTACTGCTTCCAGACACGTGTTAGTATCACCGGTTGATCGTCACTTAATTTTTTTAGGAACAGAAACTACGATTGGAAATACAACAACTCAAGATGATATGTTTATTCGATTCTCTTCTCAAGAGGATTTAAATACTTATACACCGACAGCAACCAATACGGCAGGAACTCAACGATTAGCCAATGGTTCTCAAATCATGGGTGCGATTCGAGGTCGAGATGCTATTTATATCTGGACTGATTCAGCTATCTTTTTAATGCGTTTTGTTGGTCAACCTTTTACCTTTTCTTTTGAACAAGTGGGAACCAACTGCGGACTCATTGGGAAGAATGCCTGTATGGAAGTGGATGGTACTGCTTTCTGGATGTCAGACAATGGTTTCTTTCAATACGCAGGTCAACTTCAATCGATGCCGTGTCTTGTAGAAGACTATGTCTTTGATGATATTAATATTGTTTCCAGAAATCTTATCAATTGTGGTTTGAATAATCTATTTGGAGAAGTCAGTTGGTACTATTGTACTAATGGATCTAATGTCGTTGATCGAGTCGTGACTTATAATTATTTAGAATCAGTGATGCTTAAGAAACCAATCTGGTATACAGGCTCTTTACCACGAACAGCCTGGGAAGATTCAGAAGTATTTTCTAAACCTCATGCATGTTATTATACAGACAGCGATGACGCTTCCTTTGATGTGGTAGGCAACACGGACGGCATTACAATTTACTATGAACATGAAACAGGGACCGATCAGGTAAACGCCGGAGGAGTCATAACCGCTATTACTGCCAATGTTCTTTCAGGAGACTTTGATATTACTCAGAAAAGAAGTGCTCAGGGACAAATGATAGGAGCGCCGGACCTACGAGGCGATGGAGAATATATTATGAAGATTCGCAGATTTATTCCTGATTTTGTTAGTCAGACGGGGGACACTCGAATTACTTTAATGCTTCGAAATTTTCCTAATGATACAGCGGCCACTTCTTCACTAGGACCCTTTACAATCACTACTTCCACTGGTAAGGTGGACACGCGCGCAAGAGCAAGAGCGATTGCACTGAAAATAGAGAACACAGCGGTCTCTCAGGACTGGAAACTGGGAACCTTTAGACTAGATATACAACCAGACGGGAGAAGATAATTATGGCATGGCCTTTTGATACACCTGAATACTCATTCCCACGACCACGTGGAATAGACACTCCAATGAATTACCAAGATCCAATTAGATCTTTACCTGGAGGTAATTATCAAAACTGGACAGATCTTATAGCTCCTATTTCTCCCTTAGGATTCTTTACAGGTAAGAGAAGACTTCATCCTAACAATCCATTATTAAAATTAACGCAAGGCCTAGGCAGTATATTTCAACCTAATGAACAGATGGAAGCAGCTATTAGTGATATTCGGGACACAGGAGAGTTCGAAGGCCAGCGATATAATATCGACGAAGACCGAAATAAAATTTATTCTGAAGTGAATCCTTTTGGAAAAAACTTACGAAGCGCATTTGGAAGTAATGACCCGGCCGAGATGGATGAAAAAACATTAAGCTGGGCTCTAGATAGATTGTCTAGAGGAAAAGCAATCAGTCAAAGATTAAGAAATATTTTAACAAACCGAGGATTATTAAACGTTGAAGGTATTGATAGACCGGGACAAACAATTGATAAAACAATCATTACAGATATTGTAAATCCAGGACAACCCGAAGGACAAGGTTATACAGGACCTACAACATATGATTTTAATCCTTCTCAATTTGCAAGAGCAGGCGGAAGACGAGCCGATAGACCTGGTGGATTTACGGATCCAGGCAAAGGTAGCTACGGACCATGGAAAGCAGAAGGTGGAAGAATTGGTTATCGAAATGGAGAATTTGTAGATGAAGATGTAAATATTCAAGGCCCAGGTTTTGATGTCAATGAAAATGTCATGATGGCTTCTAATCCTGATCCAATGGCTGAGCTAGAGGCGTTCTCACTAGAAATATTTAAAAAACCTTTTGACCAGCTAAATGACAACGAACGAGATATCTTGTTTGAGCTGATGAATGATCAAGCAGCAGCGGGTCAAGGTGAAGGTATAGCGAGCCTTGTTTAATGGCAAAGATTACTCAAGCCCTAACTCGTGCGAGTAAAGAATACGATCAACGAACTTTTCAATCTTTAGTCCGTGATCTAGACGCAGTTATCAATAAATTAAATACTTCTTTTCAAGAAGAGCTTAGACAGGAGATAGAAGCGATGAGCTTCTTTGTTGAATAATGGCAGTAGTCAATCAATATAATATGTATGGGGTCACGAGCACGTCAGCAGAAGGACCTATTAAATTTTTTGGAACTGACACCGTATCTGGAGCTCAGCTTCCTTTAGTTTCCGAAACTTATATTGTGAAGTCGTTACACGTTACTAATAAGTCAGGATCGAATACCCCAACGATTACGATTACGAACAATGGGTTTCAGGTTATTAATACCCAGACTTTAACCGCTGCTACCAGCGTAGAAATTTTAACGAATCCTATGGTCGTGGTAGGCAACACGGTTCTTTCTTACACAACAGCTGGAACCGTTAGCGATGGAGTAGATATTACCATTAGTTATTTAAACATTAAAAAAGAGGTTACGGTATAGTGAAAATTAAACCGACGAAGGTAACCACAACGATTAAACATAAGCAAACAGGGGAGATCTATAAGACTGAAGAAGAGTGGAAAGCGAAGGGAATAGAGGAAAAAGACATCCAAAGAGATGTCCATGTCCTGATGCCACCGCTTGATTTATTCTCGAAAACCAAGTAGGTTCAAAATTTAGGCGAAATTATGACAAATTCAAAGAGACAACCGTATGGATTAGGGAGCTTTGTTAAGAAATTCACAAAGCCCATTAAGAAAGTACTTAAAAGTCCGCTAGCAAAAACAGCCATTTTAGGAGGCCTTGGAGCCTATGGATTAGGTGCCCTTGGAGGAGGAACAGGATGGGGAAGATTTTCTCCTTCTATGCTGAAAGCTGGTTTAAGCAAAGTATTCTCTCCTGATAGATTTTATGCCCCTCTTTTCTATGGCAAAAATAAAGCAGGCGACAGAGAATTTTCTTTAGGACGAAGTGCTCTTACAGGTTTAGGATTAGCTGCTGTTGGCACTCCTTTGTGGCAAAAGATCATGAAGACAGGTCCTTATCAGGAGTTTGAAGAAGAAACAGAGGACTGGGATGTTCAACCGTCAAGCATCGCTAATATCATGTCACAAGCCAAAGATTATTATCGAGACTATGATCCTTATTTAAGTTCATTAAACTATATGTCACCAAAAGAATTTGTTAATCCTACTTTCTATAGCGCGAAAGGTGGACTGGCAAAATTAGCAAACGGCGGAGGAGTTGCCGAAGCTCAAGCAGAACAAATGTTAAAAATGGAATATCAAAAGTATCGTAACCAAGGTGGTACGATGTCTTATCAACAATTTAAAATGCAAGTTTTGAGACAGGCTCAACAACAAGGACCCATGGCTCAGGGACAACCACAAATGATGAAGAAAGGTGGGAGATCAGGATATGCATTAGGAGAAATGGTAGAAGATCAAGAGTCAATGTTTATGGCTCCGCAAGGTGAAGAAGTAGTCACAGATCAAATGGAAGAAATTGAAGGACAAACAGCAGGTCCTCAATGGTATACTGAATTAGTAGAACACTTTATGTACCTGGGTTATGATTATGATGAAGCTTCAGATATGGCATGGGATGTAGGTCATGGAAAAATGGAATTAGGAGATGTACCAGAGAAAAAAGCCACAGGCGGAAGAATTGGAGCACAAGAAGGAGGGCTCATGAACCTCGGTGGGATGGAAAAAGATTATAGGAATGAAGGAGGCTTTGTGCCCATAGGTGGTAAGGAAAAAGCTGATGACGTTCCTGCAAGACTTTCTAAAAACGAATTTGTATTTACAGCGGATGCTGTAAGAAACGCTGGTGGTGGAGACATCGATGCTGGCGCACAGGTTATGGAAAACGTAATGAAAAATTTAGAAGCAGGCGGAGAGATTTCAGAAGAATCTCAAGGCGCTCAAGGCATGTATAATAATATGAAACAATTAGAAACGAGGGTAGCATAATGGCATTACCAGGATATTTAGAAGACACAGCCAAAGACTATGCCAAACAGGCAACGGCAACGTATGGAACGGCATTACAACCTTCCACATTTATGGGGCAACAATTTGTGGCGCCGATGGATCCATTGCAAACTTCTGCTATTGATATGGCGAAGGCTGGTGTTGAATCTTATAAACCTTATTTAGATGCAGCAAAACTTAATCTCGGAGCAGCAGGAACCGCGCAAGCAGGTCTAGGAGCTTTAACCGGCCCAACAGCTTACCAACCTTTCATGTCTCCTTATCAACAAGATGTGATTGATACATCCTTAGCAGCATTCGACAAGCAAGCGGCACAGCAACAACAACTTTTAAGAGATCAAGCACTAGGAACACCGGGTGCTTTTGGCGGAGGACGTGAAGGCGTTCAACAAGCTGAATATCAAACAGGAAGTGATATGAATAGAGCGGCCCTTCAAGCAGGATTATTGCAACAAGGTTTTGGTCAAGCACAGACTGCAGCCCAACAAGCATTTCAAAATCAACAAGCTATTGGAGCCGGTCAATTAGGATTAGGCTCAGCACAAATGGGTCTTTCTAATTTCGAAAGAGCGGGTATGGGTGCAGACATCGGAGCTTATGGTCAATTAGGAGCTTTACAACAAGGACAAGCTCAAGCTCTTCTTACTGCCGATCAACAGATGAAACAAGCACAAGCCTACGAACCTTACGGAAGATTAGGTCAGTATGGTCAAGGAATTACAGGATTAGCCGGAGGTGTTGCAGGAATGCAATATCAACAACCTCAAGCAGCAGGTCCATGGCAATCCGCTTTAGCTAATGCTATCGGTATTGGTGGACTGTTCGGTAAAATTTACGGATCATAATTATGAGAACACTTAGTAGACCAATGTTTAATATGGGTGGCCCGATTAAGGAAGGGGTCATGCATGGAATCAGGGAACCTTATAAAGGTGGTCAGCTCGTGCGACCGGGACCAGGGAGACCAGGTTATCAAGGGGAAATTAATCCACAGGCATGGCACAAACAACCTCTTAAAAAAATAGTAGATACCACAAAAACAATATCTCAAGAAGCAGCTAAGAAAGCTAACATGTTTAAAAGAGCAGGTAGTTTTTTTACTAAAGGAATTACAGGTCCAGCAATTAGTGAGGCAGGTATTATGCAGATGGCTAAGAATCTAATGGGATGGAGACCAAAAGGCATTCCTTTTCAAAAACAAATTCTAGGCTTGGGATCTCGATTCCCTAAAACGGGACCTATCCTTCCTGTGTGGGGAGCTATTGAAGCTCAAAAAGCTATTAGTAATATAACTCAACCTGCTGAACAGGCACTCTCACTTCAGCTACAAGAAGCAGGAGCACTGGATCCTACTTCACCAAACTTTGGTGGACAATTTATAAACACAGGTGCTGCTACAAGACTAGCGGGTCTGGAACAAGAGAGACTAGATGAACTAAATAAAAAAATTGATCCATCCACTGTGACTCCTGAAAGAGATACTGGTAGTGACTATGGTCAATTCGACAGAGCACAAAAACGTATTGCCGAAGGTAAAGCTACGGATCTTGCTAAAGCAGCCAAAGATAAAAGAGTCAATGAACTTTTAGAAATCATGGGCTATGACAAAGCTAGAAAAGGTGCAGCCTATGATGCCTTGATTGATGCAAGTCAAATTATATCCCAAGCACCCGGCGGAGAATCATTGGATATTAGTAGAGATATTATTCAACCGGCTATCGGTGCAGCAAGTAAACGATTCGATAAACCTAAAGAAATTAGAGAAGCAGTAGGTTTACTCATGGCTAAAGGTGAAATTGAAAAAGAGATAGCCTCAGGAAAACCAGGTAACCAACTTAAAGCGGCACAAGATTATGCAGCAATGAAAAAAATATCTTTAGATAAAGCTTATAAAGAACTAGGCTTTACTAAAAAAGGAAACATTGGTGAAACGGTGACAGCGGTAGCTAAACAATACGGAGTGTCTGGTGCAAATTCAGATGTTTTAGATTCAAGTTTAAGAATTTTAGAAGAAACACCTCCCATCATGAAAATTAAAGGTGATAATAAATCACTTAAAGAATTCAAAGAAGCTAACCAAGGGAAGTCTAATATAGAATTAGAATTTGTAGACACACAAATTAAAGAAAAAGAACCGGGTTATTACATTGTAGATAAAAGAATTGTCGAAGTTGATGAATCAGGCGACATAAGTTATTACTATTAGGAGTAAGCAATGGCT